CACCGATCACGGTGCCCGCGACCGTGCCCACGGCTCCACCGATATTGCCCGACACGGCGGAACCAACCGCGTTCAACGCGCCGGAACCAATGGTGTTCAGCTGGTTCATGGTGTTGTTGAACCCGAGATTCTTCACCGTTAGGTCGGTGCTCATCTGTGCCGCATTGTTTGAAATCGCGTTCATGGCGTTCCTGTTCGACGTGCCCAACCTGTTCGCCGCACTCGCATATTCGGTGCCCACCTGCGATTGCGCGTAGGCGTTGTTGATGCCCATCTGGGTTTTTTGATACGCCCACCCCGCCGACTGTTGGGCATACGAGCGAGTGTACGCGCTGTTCGCCATCGCCAAAGCCGCACCATTGTTGACCACCGTGAACGTGGGAAAGTTGGTGATGCCAAACGCCGCGTCCAATCCGTCTCCATTGTCGATCGGCAATCCGTAGTCCGCGTTGGTGGGATCCTTGAACGGTGCGAAATCACCTTGCTTCGTCGCATGATAACCCTTGACGTAAAAATTGATGCGCGGCGAGGGTGGAGCATAATTGTAGGTTTCGCGAATCGTCAGATCGGCGCTTGGAATCTGCTGTGGACGGTAGGTTATCGAAGTCCCGTTGAGGCAGGAGCATTCGATCCACGCGTAGGGCGCGGTGAGGAATTTCTTCAGATGCCTGTACCGGTCTGGGAGGGTGAAATGGTCGCGGAAATTCTTCATGTCCACCACGTCATCCCAACGTTTCGCACTGTCCAACGTGGGATCGTTAAGCCGGTAATAGTTCGCGCTTGCGGTCTGGCCGACGCCGAACATGTTCGGATTTTTGGTCTGCTTTTCCAAGAGTTTTTCGGGCATCGGCGGGACGCCGTAAATGCCGCAAATGCCTTGCGTGATCCACGGATAGGTCGCGCCCGCTCTCAGGATGATGTTCAGAAAATCGTTGGCGTTGGAAAAATAGTAGACGCTGGTGCCGTTGGCCTGATTTTCGAATGCGCTTCCCGTCGCGGTCTTCAGGGTCGGGTTGCTTTCGGTTCCCGGGGAGGATTCCAAAGAGGTGGTGGAGTACACCATGATGCCGCACCGTCCTGCCGGTGCCTTCGTTGGTAGGAGGTTTCGCCATTCCTCGTAGCCCACAATGGTGCTGTCTCCGGTGTCGAGGCCTTCGGGCAAGTCCAATGTCTCACGTCCCCAATCGTCCCATTGGGTTTCGTTGGCGACGCCGACGTGTCCGCGTTCGACGTACGCATTGCCAAAATTGATGTCGAATTGGAAGGATTGCCACACGTCGAGCTGGATGTTCATTTGAGTGGTCTGCGCGTTGATGTAATCGCAGGTGGAGATGAAATAATACCAGCTTCGAGGCGTGTCGAAATCGTAATCGTTGGTGGCGATCAGGTAATTGTATTGGGATGCTTGTGCGAACGGTACGGGGAGTCGTACCGGCAGACCGTATTTGGCCATGGTGCATCCCGAGAATTCGAGGCCCTGTAGATTGTCGAAATACTGTTTTTGGGAGTTTTTGGAATCCCATTTGACAATGTCCCGGTATCCGAGATCCCATGTGACGTTGCAGAGCTTGAATTTCGTGTTCGGGGGCCATTTCGCGTAGCTGAAATTGATGGTCAAATCGTTCGCCGTCATGTGTGCCGCTCCTAAAAGAGAATGGAGGATGATTTTTATGTCATCCTCCATTCTAATCAGTCAATCACCATGTCAGTCATTCGAGGCGACGGTGATTTTTCTCGTGGCGCTCACTCCTGCGAATTTCGCGGTGACGTTCGCGGTTCCAGCCGTGGTGCCGGTCAGTTTGCCGTTCGGTTCGATGGTCGCGTTCGAGTCCACGCTCCATGCGGCCAAGGCGGTCACGTCCTGAGTGTTGCCATCGGATTTGACCGCCAATGCGGTAAGGTTCGTGGATTGCGTGGCCTTCACACTGTTGGCTCCTTCGATGCTCAAGCCTTCGATCGCGCCGAGGCGGAAGCCACCAACCCAAGTGCCAACAACCGGAATGTCCAATGCGGCGGTGATGGTCTGGTCGATTTCCGGCGTGGCCGGATTGATGTAGGTGGCCTGCGCGGTGACTTTGAGGCTTTCGGCGGTCTCATCCAATCCGCATCGGATGATGCCGTCATTGTCCACCGTGGTGAACTGGGAGGTCGCGCCCTCCAGCGTGTACTTGATGCCGGTCGGCTGAAATGCCGCCTGAGCCTTGTTCGCGCTGGAAATGGTGCTGACCACCTGCACGAGGTCGCCACGAGACACGTTCTGCGGGGTGACGGCGGTCTCACCATACTTTTTAAGGCGAAGCTGGAAGGTTGGCGTGGTGGTGGTGAGGGTATCCGGCAAAGTGACCTCCGTACTGGACGCGTCGCCAGTCCAGAAGAGTACCGCATTCGCGAACGGGTTCGGCGTGATGGAGCCGCGATGCTTGAGGAAGATGTTGCGCGTCCCGTCAATCGGGTTGACCGGCGAATTGGTGGTCTCCAACATCTCATCCCACTGGAAGAAGAAGTCTTCAGTGGTGAGCACCGCCTGCACTTTGCCGTTCGCGCCGCCGATGCCGAACATGTCTTCGGGGATGGGAATGATGCGGTAGGGCACGTTGGCGCGGTCGATATTGAATGCGGCGGCCAATGCCTCCACGTTTAATGCGGCGATGACCTGCGGAGTGGCGAAGAGAATCGCCTCACTGTCGCGCCATGGCGTGACCCAACTCATTGCGTTATAGCGTCCCATGGCGCTCATGGGGAGCGACTTCAGGGTGTTGGCGGTCTCCTGAATCTGGCGGAGGAGTTTCTTCGCGTCCGCTTCGGTGCTGTCCGCGCTTCCCACGTCGGGGGTCTTGACCCTCCAAAAACCGCCCTTGCGCGCGTATTCCGCGAAGCACTGCACCTTCATGGAGTACACGTCGTTGCGATCGGAGAGGATCGGCGCGTTCATGATTTCAGCGATGTATTCCGACATGCCGGTTTCGCCGTCGAACGCGGTCAGCAATGCGTCTTCGGGGATGGTGACGGGGTAATAGTGGTCGAAGGTGAGCGGATGGAATACGCTTGCAGTGGGCACGGCGTACCGGCCATACACGTCGTCGCCGAGATATTCCTTGCTGAAATTTCGGGTGCGTGCCTCAATCAGGCCGACTGCCGCCTGTTCATAGGTCGAGCCGTAGCGTTTCATCGTGCGAGGCGAGCCGATCAGCTTCAGCGGATCGTCCCAGTCGGCGTGCTGGACGTAAAGGCCGATCAACCGCTGGATCAGCACGCCGGTGAATTCGTCGCGGAGATACGGGAAATTGCGCAGATTGTCCACGGCCTGCCTGATGTTGCCCTGCGTCGCGGCGGGGATGCGGGTCTGGAATTGTGGCGAGGTCGCGGATCGTACCGCGTTGAAGATTTCAACGTCGCCTTTTCCGGCGAGGGGTCGAACGTCACTCATTTGTCATTGTCCTTTCTTTTAGTCCTTGAAAAGGTCTTCCACGGTTGGAGTTTCCGACTGCGCCGACGATTCCGCCGCCTCCGATTCGGCGGGAGTGGTGTCATCGAAGCCGAGCGTGTCAAGCATGGCCTTCAACGCGTTGACTTCCTGCTCCAAGGCGTCCAAGCGTTGCGCGAGTCCATCGTCCGCCGAGGGTGCCGGTTCCTCCTTCTCGGGTTCCACCGGATCGTTGGGGGTCTGAGTCGCCTGTTCGTCTTCGGTCGGCGCGGTCACGTCCGACTGTTCGGCCGGTTCGTTGGTGGTGGTGTCCGCCATATATGCTTCCTTTCATCTGTGTTTCTCTCACGATTTTACACCTTTGCACCTATAAAAAATCGGCCATCACAATCACGTGATGGCCGAAAGGATCGTATGCGAGCCCATGATGTCGCATGTAGGGCGTTGACGCCACGCCAACGGATTTCGTCGGCGGCACCATTCTCAGGTGCGGCATCCGCCGACGCTTTCCCAGCCATGGGACGGGACTCAAACGACATTCAAAATCATAGCATGACATGAGTCCCGTAATCATCCACGACTTCCACACCATGATGGTATTGGCTGTATGGTATCGGCGTGGAAAAGAGATTACCGGCCATGCAGATGTCCACCGTTCCATCCGGCCTCCAGCCCTGATAACGGTTGATGGCAAGTATCGTCATTTTCTCGTATTTCGCGCTGATCTTCCACTTACCCAATTCAATCGGATCAACCTCACACCCTTTCGGAGTGTCCCATCCGAGCAACGCGCACCCGTCCGTGTTCGCGTATACCAGCCGGTCGGCGTTCGCGCGACAGACATGCAAGAGTCGACGGCGTGCATACGCGTTGACCCAGAGCGGAACCGGCAGATAGGTGGTGTTGAGATTTGACGCCTGTTTTTTCGCGGGAATCCAATCCAACATCCTGCCATCATCGGATTTCGGCAGGAGGATGCCGTCACGCGGCATGGATGCCATTTTACCCACCAACGCGTTCATAATGAGTTTCGCGAACTGGCGGCGGTCTCCGGTATTGGACATCTTCATGTTGCCATATTGCGAGACGAAGCCGTAGAAAAATCCTTTGGAGCGGCGGAACTTCCACCCTTCCACATATTTGTAAACGGTCACGTCGTAATTTTCCATGAGCAGTTTTTGATCAATATCGGTCAGCGTGCGCGTGATATAACCGTCGGTGGTGGTGAGTCTCGCCGCGTCACGTCCGTACCTCATTCGACCATCATTCAAAAAAGCGTAACCATTCGGTTTCAGATCCGCACGAAAAATGATTTTATCCACATGCAAAGGCATGTCATCGTCCCGCTGATATGCGCCATCGTAGTGTTCCGGTTCCCCAAACGGCAGCCACTCGTCCCTGAGGATGCTCGGATACATGGAATTACAATCAATGTCGATACATTCGCCCCAATGTCCTTCTCGGGCAGTCATGTATCCGCCGAGATATGCGGGCCGTAATGCGCGATCCTGCTCTTCGGTGAGATGCGGGAAATGACACTGATAGTCTCGGATATCGCCCTCGTGATAGGCTTTCATACTCGCTGAACCTGCCGTGATACGACATAAGTCGGCCTGCTCGTAGATTCTGAGGATGCTCAGAATATGCGTGATGCTGTGCCCCGTGTCGGCACGATACCCGTCGCGCAATAAATTGGACAATTCGTAGAATTTCGTCCGATTATCCCTGTCGATGGTTACCTCGAAACTAAAAAACCTACCTTTGGTTGAGATGATCGCATCCCAACTCAATGAGGCGTGGTGTTCGTTTCGCGGCAAGTGTGCGACGATATGCGCCACAAACGGGTTGAACGCGCTGAAATCCGTGAGATAGACGGTGAGTTTTCCCGCGCCCATGACATAGGCCAAAAGGTCGGCGGGGCGGGAAAACGTGGTTT